ATTGGGTCTTTGCTTAATTCTCTATAAGCAACACCGCCAATAGTACCTTGACTTACACTTGAATTTAGATAATAAGAAACCGAACTTCCACCACCTGTTGATGTTGGGAAATCCGCTAAAGTACCATCCCCTCGTACATATTGAGAAGCATCGCCATCTAAAGCAGTTATTACCCCACTATTAGCCACTACTGGACCTTGTATTGTCCTGATCTTCGCTTCTCCTGATACCTGTAATTGTGAACTCATTTATATATAAATTTTAACTATTATTTTGCAATTATTCTAACAAACTCATCAGCCTCTAAAGCTCTGCCAAAGGTAATAACTCCTGTCGAAGCGTTAAATGTAACATTGTCGCCTGTTGGTACACCTGATGTTTGTATCGTTCTAACCTCAATACCACCTCTTGTAACCGATAAGCATATTCCGCCTATGGCTGCTGCAAACGTTACGGTAGTTTCGCCACCAGTAGCAGTATATTGATACATAATCACATTTGATGTTTCTATTACCACTCCACCTGGAGTAACTTGAGTACCTGTTAATGTATAAGCACCAGATCCTTGTAGTGACACGCTATATGTTGAAGCTGCCTCTACCCCTGCACTTATGCTAAGTGAGCTTAAATTGGCTGTACCTGTGAATATAGAGTACCCTAGAGTACCACTACCATCCCCATTGTCATTATCTACTTGAAACTTAATTAAGATAGGTTGTCTTGTCAACTGAAGGTTAGCTAAGAATAAGTAAGAATACTCACTTAAAGCAACAAAGCCATCAGCATTTATAGTCCATGAAGCAACGTCATTCTTATATTCTTTAAACCATGCAGAACTTTGAGATGTTACTTCCTTCTGATCTACGGAAACCTCAAAAGAACAGTTTGTAGCTGCTCCAAATGGAATACCTATAGAAATATTGGTAGTTGTTGTTCCTGGATTATCTGCCTGTGTAAATAGGGTTATGGCATTAGTAGTTGTACCTAAGTAATTTACTTCTATAATGATTCTATCAGTATTTAATAAGGCTGTTGTAGTTACAGTCATATTAGTAGTATATAAAGTCTTACTAATAGAGGTTAGTGTAGTTTCATCCGAAGTAGCCAATAAGGTTGCGGTTGTACCAGCATATTTGTATAGCTTATATTGCACTTTAGCACCTGCAAAGGCAGTAGCTATAGAATAATAAGCTGCTATACTCCATGTACCAGCACTAATCTCAGTAATGTTTGGATCACTAGCATCTGTTATAAAAGAAGCTATTACTCCTGCTCCTGTTTTATTAAAGTTAGTAGAACTGCCAACTAATTGAGTTGTACTTAATTCTTTACAAGCAAAGCTATTTACAGTTACTCCTTGATTTATAGAACCATTAAAATAGTATTTTTTATTCGTGTCGTACTTATATAATACTATGTTCGTTCCGTTAATTACTGATGCCATTATTTATATTTTATATTATCCATAAGTTTCTAAAATCTCTCCTGCTCCACTAATTCTATATGCTTGGAAGTAAGAATCAGTAACCAATACCTTCCACCAAATATTAGCACCATTAAAGCCTACATTTAAGAAATCATTTGTATAGAAGAAGTCACCAATGCTAGGAACTCCTATATCTTCAAGATATATTAAATTGCTAGTTAAAGGAGCAGCCAAAGCAGCTTCCTTAGTTAAATATCCATTTGACCTAAAATGACCAAATCCTGTTATTGCAGTCGATAATTTATTGCTATCATATATTGTAGTCATTGTTGTAGATACATTATTAGGGTTTATCTCTAGTAAAGTAGCTGCTATAACATCATTAGGTAAGTCTATAGTAGAATTGCCTAATATATATCTCTTGTCATTAACACTAATTTGAGCAGGGTCAGTATCTACAGCTCTAATAGGCATAGCACCGCTAAATCTTCCTTCTGTTGTTTGCATACCCATAAATGCAGCATCAAGATTTATTATGTTCTTATTTAAACAGTTTGAGTATTGTTTTACAACTAACTCACTTAAGCTTCTATATATATCTGTTGGATATTCTTGTCTATACCAATTCTTTAGATTTAAACCAGCAGAATTACTTAAAAATCCCTTGTAGCTATACTTGCCATCATTTATGTCATTAAAGCCCATTGGGAGCTCTATTTCGAGCACATATTCATCACTATTAGTAATATAACTTTCTGTTGTTAAGCTCTTAAAAGTGGACTGTAAATCAATTTTAAAGTTACTTACATCTGCACCTGCAATAGTAGATTTCCAATAAGGAGCTGAAGCGTCACATAAAATAAGTTCTACTACTAATTGACCAGTTATAGGACAAACAGGTGTTTCTACATTTACGTTAGCTTTTGGATCAGCAGGGTTAAATGCTTCAAAATAATAATGATCTCCAGTGTTCACTGCTTCTTTCCATACTTTATTATTATCTAAGAAATATGAAGGACCAGTCGTAGGATTAACTTGTATTTTTAATAAAAACAACGCATCTGGTCCACCAGCAGGAGTACCTAATCCTACAATATCAAATCCTATATTAAATATATCACTTGAGTTAACATTTGGTAAATTATTTGGAGATACAGAAACATAAAAAGGATTAACAGTTAAATCATGGCTTAAAATAAAAGAATTATACTTTCTTTCAGGATAAGGCTTTATATAATTAGTGCCACCATTTCTTACTTGTGTCCACCCAAAAGCATTACTTACTGTAGGTGAAACATAGGTATATATCTTTAAATCCCAATTAGTAGCATAGTTGCTAGGATTTTCAATAGTTTTATTAAATCTAATCTTATTATAACCTTTTCTAATTAACTTAAATTGGCTATTATCTACAAAATATAATCCTGTGTCATTTCCTGAATATCCTTCAATTATACCTTTTATATCATATATATCATTTCCACTTACTGTTCCATCACTATTATATATAGTAACATAATAAGACTCTTGTGCAAATTGAGTTAAAGATACTATATGCCAATTGCCATTAGCTTGAAACAATCTTGCTCCAAAGCTCTTAGTTATTATTGTTAATATATCTAAACAGCTTAATGTTTCTTGATTATCATTAACAATAGTTGCGTAATTTATATAAGTTTGGTCTAATGGTTCAGCATTTAAATTACCTGTTCTATTGGTCATGCCTTCGGCATAAAAACTTATACCACTTATAATATCATAATCTAATGGATATTCTAACTCTAATAAACAATCTTTTATAAATGTTATTGCTTTTTGTACTTGTGTTAAGTATATAGTGTTAGGTAAATCGTACTTAATTCTTTCTAACATACCTAAGCCATCTATAGCACTAAAAGACAGTTCTTTTCTACCTGTATTAAATGAAAACTGAACATCATCGCTTATAGACCATCCTTGAAAATCTGTAACACCTCCTGATACAACCTTAACAAAATACTTTCTGTCGTTTAAAGTTGTAAAATTTGGCATATTATCTATATCATCAGTAACATCAATAGACACATTTAATTGACTAACATAAATAGGCTCAAACGTATCATCACTATTAGGTATATATTCTAATTGTAAACCTGTAGCTTGATACTCTATAGTGCTACCTACATATCCATCTTCGTAAAGATAAACTGTACTACTAACGTTGCTTTTACTAGCTGTATTTATTATATATTTTACTGCGTATGCCATTACCCTCTTCTAATATTTAATGATGAATTAGACCTTTGCATAGCCAAAACTAAGTCTTGTCCTCTTAATACAAACTGACCATTTCCACCACCACCAATTAAATCTTTTAATTTATCTAAAGGAGCTATAACCTCAGGGTTATTTTGAGCACCAGGATATTCACCCATAAGACCCATAGTTGGACCTGATACGATACCACCATTTGCAAATGCTGTAGGACTTACTGCTTGTTTATTAGCCATATTTTTAATTGCAGTTCCTAACGCAACCGCAGCAACACCAGCAGCTATAGCTACTAATGGATCTGGAGAAGCAAATGCTATTGTTAATAATGTACCATAAGAAATTAACATTTTACCTATATTAATTAATGCGTTAGCTAACATTTTTTGAAATTGCTCAATTCCTTGTATTGCATCTCCAGTCATTAAATTACCAATATGTTCTCCAAGCATAGTAAAAGAATCAGCCAATACACCAGAAATAACATTACTTATTCCTTGTGCTGTTTGATCCCATGTTGTACCAAGAGCTTCAAGTTTATTTTTTGTGCTATTAATTTCTTCATCAATTTGAGTAGTCGGAAGTCCTAAGTCTATTAATTTTTGCCTTTCAGCTTCTAATTTTTTTAATGCTTCTTCGTAACTCTTAATTTGTAAATTAAGATTATTTTTATTTAATCTCAATTTTACAGCTAAAGCATCTTTGATTTTTTTAATCTCATCATCGGTAATGCCTTTATTTATTTTATTTAAGGCATCTCTAATTTCCTCTCTTGTTTTAAGAATTATTTTACCAATTTCTTCTTCGTTCTTTTCATATTCTTTTGTATTCTTTTCAGCAATAGCCATAATAGCTCTACCATACTCTTGCTGATTTATAATCATATCAGTTTCAAAACCCTTTCTAATTCTTTTAATTTCTTCTTGTGATCTACCTTCAATTTCTGCTTTTTGAATAGCCAATCTTTCCTCTTCTGCTATTATAAGACCTCCAAAATAATAAAAAATATCTAAATCATCTTTGTAATACTTTTGTTGTTTTTTTAACAACTCTAAGTTTGTTGTATCAACTTTTGCTGTTTTTTCATCACCAAAATCAAATATATTAAATTGATTGTCTTTAGCAAATTTTGATATTTCTGATTTAACATTTTTTAAGAATGATTGTATAAAATCTACATTCTTTGTTGCAGCTTGAACCTCTTTTCCTTTTTCTACTGTACCAACAGCACCATATAATGCGTCTGATATTGGAGTTAATTGCCCAGTCTTACCTCTAATAGAATTAATCAAATATTCTACTGATGATAAAGCTCCTTTACCAAATTTTTGAATAGAATTTAATGCTTCTTCTGGTGCTTTAACTTCTGCCATTAAAGCAGTAAAAGCCTCTTTAGCTGATTGAGCTGCTAATGCATTTGCAAAAGACATCATTGTAACAAGCTCAATATATTTTTCACCTTTTGATGCCATTGCATCGACCACTCCATTAAAAGAAGATTGTTGCCCTATTGTTTTACCTAAAGTTTCATTATAAGTTTTTACAACTTTATCTTTACTGACAAAACCTTGTTTGGCTTGGTCAATCATAAAGTTCATCTTATCTACAGAAACACTAGCTTGTACTACCGAACTTTCAACACTTTTAAAGCTATCACTAACCATTTTATTTTGATTAGATGCTTCGGATGTCTTAAAAATAACTTTTGTAATTTCATCACCAAATGCTGTCCATATAGCAATTAAAGCTGATACAGCTAAGTAAATTGGACCTGTAACTTGTGCAAATCCAGCAGCTAATGCAGGTAGGTTATTTTGAATACCCCTAAATCCAAAAGGTAAATCCTGTATAACTAAAGATAAATTATTCCATTGTTTATTAGATTGCTTTAATCCGTCACCAGTCTTAGTTGCGGCAGCTCCTACACCCTTAATCGCTTGTTCAGTTCCATTTAAAGCAGATTCAGCTTCGCCTAATTCATCGGTAAACATTTTGATATCTTTACCTAAAACTTTGCTCAAAGCATCTGACATTGCTTTAGCATTCTTATTAAACTCAGTTAAATCTAAGTTAATATTGACTTTTATATTCTGATCAGCCATTTTGCTTTATTGGTTTTACGTTTTCGTATTTTTTAAGCAGCTCACTCAACTCTTCGTTGGTCATCACTCTTTGCTTCACAAAGTTACGATTATCGCAATCAAGCGACAAAAGCTCTTGAGGCTTAACTTTTTTACCTTTTGGTAGCTGTATATTAATTAAAAGAGTAGTCTGCCATCTTGCTCTTAACCATTCTTGTTCTTCCTTATGACGGTAACCATACCAAACAAAATCTAGTTCAGCCATCGTCATATCCCAAAACAAATGGGGAAGCACTTGGCACTCCCCCATTGTATATTTTTCAATATCAATCCACTCTAATTTTTTTTTACTGCACCTTTAGTAGCTTTCTTATTAGTTGTTTCTTCTAAACCACTATTTAAGCTTTCTGTCAACGCAGTCATTACTTCTTGGAACTTTTTACCACCTATTCCACCCATGTCATCAATCCAATCACAGGTATCTAAATCGGTAAAGCTTGGCGTTATTCCTTCTTTATATAAAGGATATTCTGCTGCTGCTCTTAATAAGTTACATATAGCATCAAGCGAATCAGATCCACTTAAAGCATCTCCTATATCTGAAGGACCAATCTTTTGAAGCTGACAGAATCTTTTTAAAGACCATGTACAAAACCTCATAGGTATCTTAGTCCCATCGCTTAGGGATAGTTCGTAATGTCCTCTCATATTTTGGTGTTTTTGGTGTTATTATGGGTTAGGAGCCTGTGTTAATGCTCCTGTTCCTGTAAATGAAACTGAATATGTTACTGGAGATTCCATATCAGCAGTAACATCTAAACTTTCGATAAAAGCAAGACCAGACCAAACTAAGTCACCTGGAACAACAGTACTACCTGTTGAAACGGTTGTAAACTTAACTGTAACTGCTGTTCTACCAGCTAATTGTGTAAAAATATCCCCTACAACAAAGTTAGCTCCAGTTGGCTCAACTGTTGCAAGACCATCTGTAGTTAAAGACCAAGACTTTAATCCACCAATTTGGTCAGCCCATCCTTGACTTGATTTAGTTGTTGAATCTGGTAAGTCAACGCTTACTGATAAAGAACATGATGTAGAATGAGCTACTACTTCACTTCCTACTAGAACTACTAGGTTTGTACCATTAAAAATTCCTGTTGTTGGCATTTTATTTTATTTTAATTTTTTATAATATTTGCGTTACGAAATGTTCCATTGTGATTACTCTTCTAAAGATATAAGCTTCGTCTACATAATCAAATGTAGCAAAGTTTGTACCCATAGTACGAGTTACTATTTTAAAGTCAGGAGAAGCACTTGGATAATCTGGCACATTAACGCCTATGATCACTAACAATTCGTTAGCCCACTGGTCTACCGATTTCTGCCCTACTTCACCTGACTTATTGGTCTTATAAACAATATCAAACTGTATAGTGACATCAAAGTTATAACTCTGTTTGTCGCTATTTTCAACTGATGTTTGACTGCTTATAATTAAAAAAGGTGGGTTAACTGTATCAGGTGCAATAGTATCGTACACACCCAAAGAGTAACTTTGAGATGCTAACTTATCTACATAAGCCTTTCTTATAGCATATCCGCAATCTTTCATTAAGCTTCCGTTTCTTCTTTTACTTCCTCAGGATTTTGCTCTTGAGCAAGTTTTGATAAGAACTGGGTTAAAGGTAAACCAAATTTAGTTGGCATCTCTTGAATAAACGCATCTAATTGTTTTACCTGCTCTTCGTTTAGTGTAATTGTCATGGTATTGATTTTGTACAAATTTAATGAAATATATTTATATCTTTATCTTCTTTATTCTATTGATCATTTTACCTAACAGCTCATCAGTAGAATTAAATAAATAAGGGTCAGAAGCTCTAACTTGCTTTTTCTTGCCCTTACCTTTAAACTCTTCGGCATAAGTGGCTATAGCTGTATTATTCAGGATTTTGTAAGCTGTATTAGGCTTTTGACCTGTACCGAACTCCACAAAGGCTGCATAATTAATTAAATGTCCTTTGCTATTGCTTACGTTTGATAAACCAGCTTTAATCATAGATGAGCCATTAGAAAGCTTTGTTGCTCTTATTGAGCTTCTTAAAGCTCCTGTATCTACAGCCACTCTATTTTTAGCTTTATTCTCAATCTCTACGGCTGTTTCATAAATAATATTGGCAGCCTCTTTAGTCATAATTTGAGGTGCAGCAGCAAACTTCTTTTTTATGGCGTCTAATCCATAAACTTTCATTTCAAATCTTGCCATTATTTAAGTGTTGAACAGCCTATTAAAAAATACTTATTACGATCATCTTCGTTTATTATAGAATTTAACACATATAATTTACTTTGAAAGCTGATTACCAACTTCTTATCAAACACCTTAGATGTTGTATATCTTATTCTAAATGTAATATCAGCAGCAAAACCATCTGTTCCTGCTATATTAGTTCTTGTATTAGTATCTGTAATAATTTCAGCCCAGCAAGTATAATAGTCAACAAGAGTATTTACAAAACCACCTGCACTATCAGATACGCTAGTCTTACTTTGAAAAGTAATCCTATTATTTAATCTACCTATCATTATAAAATAACGTTTATGCGTTTAAATGGCTTCATTAGCTCGTATGCGGTCATCAAATTAGCTGAAGGCTTAGTTGCCTCAACTGATGACTCTCTGTACTCATATAGGTCTGAAACCATCTTTAAAAGGGCAGTCTTCATTGTCTGAGGAGTCGTAGCATAACCACAAGTATAAGTAAACCTAAACTCGTTATTATAAA